AAATAGTATAGGAGCAGGTGATACTACGTTTATGCCTATGCAAGTTTATTCAGAATTAGCAGACCGAGTAAAGAGTAAAGACTTTAAAGTAGTACCTAGCAAAACTAAAAAAGTTTCACGTACAGATTTACCACCTGCAGAAAACTCAGCACGTACACAAATTGCTGGTACACTACCTACCTATAAGAAAGCAGATAATCTTTTAACAGAACTATCAGGAAAAGGTAAAACTTTAGACTTTGGAGCAGGTTTAGGTTTATCTAAAAAAGAACTAGGTTTTGATACATATGAACCTTTTCCTAAAAAGGATTTTAAACCTGACTTTACCGATCCGTCTGATATACCTTCTAATTCCTACAAAAAAGTAACTAATCTTAATGTGCTAAATGTAGTACCTAGAGATGTAAGAGATACTATTGTAAAAGATATAGGTCGTATTTTAGAGCCAGATGGCAGGGCTATTATCACTACTAGAGGTAGAGATGTCATGTCTGCAAAAGGTAAGCCTGGCCCAGAAGATATGTCTATCATTACTACAAAAGATACATATCAAAAAGGTTTTACACAACCAGAACTAAAATTATACATACAAGAAACACTGGGTAAAAGTTTTAATATTACTAATAATAAGTTAGGTGCAGCAGGAGTTACTGTACATAAACTACCCAACAAAGGCTATGCAGAAGGTGGCACAATAATGGATGAACAAATGAGAAAAGCTTTCGCATTGGGCGGTAGCGTAGATTTAGATACAGTACCAGACAACACTCAGGGTATTGATCCTGTGTCAGGTAACGAAGTTCCTATGGGTTCTACCCCAAAAGAGGTACGTGACGATATACCAGCACAACTAAGTGAAGGTGAATATGTCGTACCTTCTGACGTAGTACGCTTCTATGGTGTTAGGTTCTTTGAGAACTTACGAGCTAAGGCTAAGTTTGGTTATCAAGATATGGCTCAGAACGGACGTATTGGTGGTGAGCCTGTAGATGAACTTGATGGTATGATGTTTGATGTATCAGAACTAGAAGTAGAAGATGATGGCGAACCTATGGCAATGGCTGAGGGTGGTTATGCTCTATCTCCTGGTGACGAAGGTTATGCAACTATGGGTGCGCTGGGCTTAGGTATTGAAGGTATTGGTGCAGGTTATGATTCAACAGGCGGTGCACCTACTGTAGAAGTTCGTACATATGTTAGCGAATCTGGTCATACTATTTATATAACATTTATTAATGGTAAGCCTCAAACGTCTATACCTCCAGGTTATACACTACAAGAAGAGACTACTGCAGATACTACAAGTACTGCTACTACTACTGCAGCGCAACCAGAACCGCAGGTCGCAACGCCTAGAGGTAGAGATAGAAGTTCTCAACCCATGCCAACACCTAAGGCTATTAACTATAAAACCCTTACTACAGAAGAAATTGCTAAGATGTTAGAAGATCAAACTTCTACTAAATCTACAGCAATAGCATTTGGTGCAGGTGCTATTAATCCTGTATTAGGTCTTTTTGTTAAGGGTGCTATGATGGATAGTGCTAGACGATTAGAGAATGAGATAGAACGTAGGATTGCTTCAGAAGAATATGCAGGAGATAGAGGCGTTCTTGAAGATATGTTAAAAGCATCTAAGGAAGGTAAACCTGGTCTGATCCAGAAAATCTTTGGTGCAGTAAAAGATGCATTCGTTCCTGAGACTCAAGAAGAAGCAGAAGCTCTTGAAGTAGCTATGCAGATGGATACAGGTGACGTATCACAGTTTGAAGGTGATATAAATCTAGATGTAGATCCTATTGTTAAAACTGAGCCAGCACTACAAACAGAAGCAGAAATCATAGCTCCTACAACAGGTAAAGTTTCTACTTATGTAGACCCTGTAACTAGAGAGGAAACAAAGTTTGAATCCTATGGTCAGGTTACTAGGAACGGTGTGTATGCTGGTGACGGGTTTGAATGGTACGAAATGGATGTAAAAGGTAGTGATGGTGCACCTGTCTTAGGTAGAAGGTACACAGGTGAAGGTGAAGATAATAACCTAGGTCAAGATACTATCATAGCAACTGAACTTGGTTATGGAGATCCAGCAGACAGAGAAGTGTTTGTAAAGATAGCTGATATATCTCTGGAAGAAGGTAGTGAGTTTGCAGCTACACAAGGTTCAGCAAATGATGGAGACTTCTTAGAGTTCTTAAAGACAGGAAGCTTTGGAGCTAGTGAGTCTTTTGCAGATCAAGAAGGTAAGGACTTTACTCCAACACTTACATATGGAGATGCTTTAGCTGAAGTTAAAGATACAAAACCTTATATACCAGAAACAGTAGATGCAGGAGCTTCATCTACTTATGTTCCTATAAGTCCTGAGCTAGAGACTCAAATGAGTGATGCCGTTGATGCTGCAGCTTTATCATTCCAACAACAACAAGAGGCTAATCGTAAGCGTATAGCAGAGATTGAAGCTAACGAAGCTAGACTAGCAAAGATTGAAGCTGACAAACAAGCACAGGCAGCAAGAGAAGCAGAGGCAGCTGCTCAAAGAGGTAGAGATGCGTTTAGAAGTTCTATGGTTAAAACAGGGTCTGTTGCATCTAAAGCAAGAAAAAGAGGTGCTTCAGATACTCAAGTAAAAACAATATTAAAAGAGGGTAAAAAAGCGTCTCAGAAAATGTCAGATATAGCAACAGGTAGAAATACTACAGGTCGCGTAGGTTTTAAAGAAGGAGGTTTAGCCTCTAAGAAGAAAACCAAGAAGAAGAAGTAACTACAAAAACTTCATATAACAATAAGGCTACCCAGCTTAGGCTGGCCCCATCATAAGGAGTACAACATGATACAAGAGCCACAAGAAACTACGCCGATTAAAACTACATCGGCTTCACATCAAAGAAATGATGCACGTGTTAAGCGTGATCAAGAAGAACTAGAGGCACTGCTAAAGCAAGCACGTGGCGAGACAGATGAAACAGAAGAAGCTGTTGAGGCGAAACCCAGTAGCGAAGATCCTGTCGAACCCAAAGTTCAGACAGAGAGTAGTACCGAACAAGAAGAAGAACCCGAAGGTGAAGCACAAGAAGACGATGCTGAGTTAAGTGGTGAAGAGAAAAACTTCAAGAAACGGTATGGTGATCTACGCCGACACATGCAGGATAAAGAGAAAGACTTTACTGCTAAGCTTGACAAGCTAGAGAAACAACTGGATCTTGCAACAAAGAATGAGCTTGTGCTTCCTAAGTCAGAAGAAGAGATTGAAGCTTGGGCTAAGAAGTTCCCAGATGTTGCAGGTATTGTAGAAGCTATTGCAGCAAAAGAAGCTGATAAGAAGTCATCTACTCTAGATGCTAGGCTTGCTGAGATAGAAGAGTTACGCTCTAGTGCAAAGCGAGAAAAAGCTGAGGCTGAGTTAGTGCATATGCACCCTGACTTTGTATCTATTAGGGAAGACGATGCTTTCCACACATGGGCAGACAATCAACCTAAGTGGGTACAGGATGCTTTATACGAGAATGTAGACGATGCTAAATCTGTATCTCGCGTTATTGACTTGTACAAAGCTGACAATGGTATCTCTACAAAGAAAGCTAATTCATCTGATAAAGGCGCAGCGAGTTCTATAAAGAGTAAACGCTCAGCTGCACCAGAGTCAGACGACAGTTCATCTTACTTACGTGAGTCACAAATTGCTAAGATGAGCATTAAAGAATACGAAAAGCGTCAAGAAGAAATAATGGACGCTCAACGTAAAGGTAAATTTATTTACGATTTATCAAAGAAATAGTTGACATCTGTTAAAAGATGTGTACAACTAGAGGCATGTGCAGTGAGGGTTTTTGGATTTGTTCCCTGTACTGCACATGCTTATAACTAAGCTCTATCCAAGAAAAAGAACTACCTCGGACTAAAGGCCCAGCGCTCAAAGGATGGCGATCCCAAAAGCAAAGCTGACTACCCTAATAGTAAGAGCCTCTTTAGTTGGTATGAAGCGTATAATGTCACGCCATATCTATAAGGAGATTACACAATGGCTATTACTTCCGCAAGTGGTGGATTTAACGGAAACTTTTCCCCGATTATCTACTCAAAACAAGCACAGATCGCACTTCGTCGTGCAGCTGTAGCTAACGCAATCACTAATAACTCTTACTTTGGTGAGATTGCAAACCAAGGCGACGTTGTTCGCATTCAAAAAGAACCAGATGTAACTGTAAACGCTCTTGAGCGTCACACAGCTATCTCTGTTGAAAAGTTGAATGATGAAGACTTCTCTTTGACTATTGACAAAGCTAACTACTTTGCGTTCAAGATGGATGACATCGAGGACCAATTCTCAAATGTTGACTACGTTAGCCTAGCTGCTGACCGTGCAGCGTTTAAGATGGCTGACTCAATGGATGCAGACATTCTATCATACATGTCAGGTCACACAACTGCAGGTGCTTTTATTACCGCAACATCAGGTGATGCACAGCACGACACAGCTGGTAACCTAACAGGTGAATTTTTAACTGCTAACCATTTGGACGCAACGGACTTCGGTTCATTGGGTTCTGCTGACTCTGCTTCAACAGCATATGCTGCTGGTGATTCAATCCCATTGGCTCCACGTCTTCCAGGCGCAACAGCGTTGTCTACAGCGACTGTTTCACCTTTGACAGTGGTTGCTCGTATGGCACGTCAGATGGATACAGCAAATGTTGATTCAAGAGGTAGATGGCTGGTATTAGACCCGGTATTTATTGAGATGCTCAAAGACGAAGATTCACGCATGTTGAATGCTGACTTCGGTGGAGCAGGTCTACAAAACGGCTTGGTCTTAAACAACCTACACGGCTTCCGTATTTACCAATCCAACTCTTTACCTACTAAGGGTACAGGTGCTGGAACTTCTGGTGCACTAGCACAAGACGTAAACTTTGGTGTTATCGTAGCTGGTCAAGACGATGCTGTTGCTTCTGCTGAGCAGATCAACAAGGTTGAGAACTATCGTGACCCAGATTCATTCGCTGACATTGTTCGCGGTATGCATCTTTACGGGCGCAAGATTCTTCGTCCAGAAGCATTAGTCACAGCGCACTACAACGCTGCGTAAAAACTTTAACACTGGGGCTGGCTATATGCTGGCCCCTTTGTGCATTTAGAAATATAAAGGACATAACCAATGGCTATTACAACGGCGATGTGCAACAGCTTCAAGCAAGAGTTACTTGGTGGTGTTCACGATATGGATACAGATTCACTTAAAGTGGCTCTAATAAAAGCTTCACCATCAGGCAGTTATGGTGTTGGTACAGCTAACTATTCTGACGTAACAGGAAATACAGATGAGGCAGTAGGTACTAACTACTCTGCTGGGGGTCAGGTTTTAGATAGTGCTACTATTACACTATCAGGAAATACTGTATTTTTAGATTTTGCAGATGAAGTATTTACTAATTTAAGTATTGCTGCAGACGGTGCTATAATATATAATTCATCACAAGCTAACAAAGCTGTTGCTGTATTTGATTTTGGTGGTACTGTAACATCTACAAGTGGTGACTTTACTATAGTATTCCCAACAGCAGATGCTAGTAACGCTGTAATTCGTATTACTTAAATAACAAGATAGGTATTGCATAATGGCATTTATCATTAAAGATCGTGTAAAAGAAGGAACTACTTCTACAGGTACAGGAGCTTTTACTTTAGGTGGGGCTTCTTCTACTTTTGATCCTTTTAACTCTTACATGTCTAACGGTGACACAACTTACTACGCTGTTGTGCATACCTCTTCTGGTGTTGATGAGTGGGAAGTAGGAATAGGTACTTGGAATACAGGTAATACACTCTCTCGTACTACAGTATTAGCAGGGTCTAATGGTGCTTCTGCTCAGAGTTTCTCTGCAGGTACTAAAGATATATTTATGACGTATCCTGCATCTAAGGCAGTATATACAAATGCTAACGGAGAAATAGACATTGATGGGGGTACTATTGACGGTACAACTATTGGTGCTGTTACTGCAGCTTCAGGTAATTTTACCACAGGTGATTTTACAGGTGATGTTGATGTAGGTGGTAAAGTACACGTCAGTGAATATGTAGACTTTGATGCACAATCATCTCATCCTTCTCATCGTGAGGGTCGTATATGGTATGATAACGTACATAAGACAATCAACTATCACAGTGAAGACTCTAATGTTGTACACGAACTAGGTGTTGAAGAACATGCACGTGTTTACAACAATTCAGGATCTACTATTACTAAAGGTAAACCTGTTCATTTTTCAGGTAGTCGTAGTTCTGGTGTAACACATGTTCCTACAATAGCTTTAGCTAACGCTACGTCTGAGAGTAAATATAAATCTGAAGGTATGACTGCATCTGACATACCGAATAACTCATACGGCTACATAGTTATTGCAGGTCTTCTAGACGGTATTGATACCAGCCACCTTAGTGTTGGTCAGGTTTTTACAGGTATTACTGACGGTGCAACTCAGACTATGCCACCTGTATATCCAAACTATCCTATGTGTCTGGGCTTTGTTGTTAAGGTAGATAGTACTGAAGGTGTTATATTCCTAGCACAACAAAACCACTCTATCAAAACATTCCGTGTTCAGATGGATCAACATATCGGTGGTGATCTTACTATTGACGGAAACCTTAACGTTACAGGTACAACAAGTACTACCTCTTCAAGCGATGTTACTGCTGGTGCTCCTTTCTACAGAGCAAATGAAGGTGACGCTATTGGTGAGGCAGGTACTACTTTTACAGGTACAGGACTAGACGATGCTTTCTTCTCAGGTCACTATACAGGTACAGCCACTATTACTTACGATGTTAAGATTGATGGTGTGGGTTCAGGTACTGGAGGTGTAGATACTTTTGCGGTAAGTCGTGATGGTTTTGTTACTACATTCTCTAGCGCAAATGATATTACAGGTAACAAACAGCTTATACATTCTGGAGATAATATTTATGTTGAGTTCGGTGCAACAACAGGACACACATTAAATGATAACTGGGAGGGTGTAGCCTCTCCTGTTAATGTAGACTCTGGTTTCTGGACTAATCGTAACACTGGTACATCAGGTGTTGGTTATACACATATGGGAATATGGTATGACGCTTCTTCTTCTAAGTGGTATCTTACAGATGAATATGATCCTGTACCAGCAGGGGCTATTGACAGATCACATTCAAGTTACGTTAAGGCTACACTAGATGCAAATATTGAAGGTACTGTTACAGGT